GTTAATGTAGCGTGAGCACTACCACCATTTGGATTTACCAAGAAGATATTCTCTTGGTCGAATGTAAATGAAGCACTAGCGGTTAATATGGACACTCTATTCGGTCCTAATACGACAGTCTCTGTAACAGGTGTTGAATGTAGATTTTTAGGTATGCCAGCATATATCACACCATGCTTTCCACTTGACCTATCTTCTCTATGACTCTGCCATATAGCCCCAAATGTGCTACCAGCAAAGTCTCCATCTTCTGGATTTGAAAAGAAAGCGTCTAAATCAGCAGCCGAATTGATAGCATTTGCGGTTACTACATCCCCTATTGCTCCATCGGTCATAGGGGTCAGATACAGAGGACTATTTCTGATAAAGGTCCTTCTATCAAACACTGTAGGCGAAGCACCTAATGCCTCTTGTATAGTGCCACTGGTGCCGACTGTATATCTTAGGACCGCTAATACGGTTGAGTTATGATTCAAGTCAGTATTAGCAGTGATGCTAGGGTCAGAAAGAAATCTGTTCGGTATCAGTGGAGTGCCCGCTGATGCAGTTACAGGAGTACCCATTTCGTACATCAGGTGCGCTTCTGGAGTGCTTCTACCGACTAGATAAACTACGACAAATACTTCTCCACTAGAAGACGGTACGCTAGGTAGGTCTCCTGAAAAGTTACTACTAGTGCCTACTGTAAATGCCTCTGTACTAGCAGGTCCATTGGCGAATTTGTACATAACTCCGTCGAGTACACAGTAACCACCGTTAACAGTTACTACGCCCCCACTAGATACGGTGACAAATCCGGGTGTACCGGAAACTATACTGTTTCTAAGAGAGTCACCCGCAGCCCCATCTCCCAATCTCATTATGCCATTACCATGTAACCCCTCGTAGAGGTTAGTTAGACTAGGGCTAGTAAGCCCATCCCCATCTCTGAGTCCTTGTGAATTAGCACCGTAGCCTGTAGCACTAGTATGCCCTGCTTTTGGATTAGTCATTGTCCCACCTCTATTACTGCTGAAAATTTAATTTCATTATTTGCTGTCTTTTCTATTGAATTGTAAGTATATCTACAAAAATCTGTAGTATCAGAAGAATCGCTAGGATTCTTATATCTGATAACTACTTCCCTCAGTGGTTGGGTGAAAGTTGTGTCTAATGATAGTTTTGCTTCCACTGATAATGTGTTATCGTCTATAACTCTGACATTAGGTGTAACCACTACGGCGGGTTTACCTATGCCCCCATCCTGTTGAGTAGCGACTGTCCCATCAAAGCCGAACACTACTTCATTTATTCTTGCTCTTAGCGTATCGATTAAAAATCTAGTTCCTTCATTTAATACTGGCATATCAACCTCTCCTATTCCTCAAATATTTAGTCTGTACTAACCCTACCTTCAAATGATTGTTCCTAGCCTCTGGTAAAGTATCTGAAAGTAAATACAACTCTTCGTCATTACCAATAGGGTTCGTTATCCTTGAAGATAATGCAACTGTAGTACTTCCCATACCAGATGCGTGTCTATGTCCTATTTTATTACCAGATTTATCATAGATTGCTTGATTAGTAGTTCCAAATGCACTAGTAGCACTTGTACCGCTTACTGTTAAAGAAGTAATAGAGCCTGATTCAGGATTGTAACCAAGTTCTTCAATTATCACTTTACCCCCACTACCACTAGATGATGCGCCACTAGCAGAAATAGTCAATTCTTCTCCTACAACATAACCAGTTCCAGCAGTATGTAGACTAGCATAAATGATGTTTCCAGCAGAATTAACTTGAATATTGACCTTAGCCCCACTTCCAGACCCACCTGTTGTAGCAACATTAACGGCATCAGTGGTAGATGTGGGCAACCCTGAACCAGTATCTGTACCATAACTAGAGCCAGCGGAGGATATTTTAAATTTAGATACACCAGTGAAATCAATCAAAACACCTGTACTCTGTAATCTACGGGCACCGTGTATGGTATCTCTGTTCGGTTGACCGAGATTAAAGCCAACTCCACGATTAGAGTCGACTCTTTCAGCAATTTCCCAACTAATCTTCATTTTAACGCCAAATGAGGT